CCTCACGGAGCCAGTAGCCTGTTACCCCGCGACGGAGCACGTCATCGGCGAGGAGCTGTCGGATGGCGCGGTCGTTGATGCCGATCTCGTGAAGATCCTCGAGCTGGACCATTTTTCGCCCAAAGGACGACTGGAGCCGGGCGATCTTCTGTGCGTGAGTCATATCTATATGATACTGCGCCGTAACTCTGGTGTCGGCTGTTTTCGGCAACAATCGGCACCGCCTAACTGCATGTAATGCCATCTGAATCTGACAGGAGTTCGTCGATCCAGCGGGTAGAGTACTGCCTGGAGCTTGCGTCCCGGGGCTACCGCCCCGGACGAATCACTGCCGGGGTCGCCGAGAGATTCGGTGTGACGACTCGTACCGCAGATGAAGACTGGGCGAGGGCACGTGAGATGCTGGCGTGGGACGTCCAGGAGCGGCGCGACGAGTATCGTGGAAGGGTAAGCGCGTTTCTTTGGCGCATCGCGCGGACGGCCGAGGGGGCCGGCGAGTTTGGTGCAGCTATCGCCGCGATGCGACAGTTGTGCAAGCTGTTCGGATTGGAGCAGCCGTCCAGAGTGGAGATCTCTGCCATGGTCGGGATGGCCCCGCCGTCCGCCTTGACCCCGATCCAGCGCAAGCAGGAGATCGCCCGGCTACTCGAGAGCCGACGCAAGGCCGAGGCGATTGATATCGAGCCGGCCGCGGAACTTGGCAATGACCCGAACCTGGACTCCTGAGGACGAGGTCCGTCTCCTTGAGCTCCTGAGGGCCCAGGAAGCGGAGCTTTGCCGGCGCTCTCTCGCTGAGTTCATCCGCCACGGCTGGCAGGTGCTCGAGCCGGGCGTTGCGCTCGACTGGAACTGGCACATCGAATTCATCGCCGCGCACGTGCAGGCGGTGCTCGAGGACTGGATGCGCAGGCAGCGTGAGCCGTCATATGTTCAGCGAGCTCGCAACGTGCTCTTCAACGTTCCGCCTGGCACCGGCAAGAGCCGCATCGTCTCGGTTATGGCGCCCGCCTGGATGTGGTTGCACTGGCCAAGCTGGAGGGTGATGTGCCTGTCCACGAACCCGGATGTAGCGCTAAGGGACGCGGACTATTCTAGGCAGGTCATCGAGAGTGAGTGGTATCGGGAATGGTTCCGCCCTGAGTGGAAGCTGCGCGATGATCAGGATGCAAAGAGCAATTACGGCAACACCGAGAGAGGGCAGCGCGTCTCGAAAGGGATGCGCGCTAAGATCACCGGAGCTCGTTACGACTGCATCATCGTAGATGACCCGAACGACCTTAAGGAAATCCATTCCGATAAGATCCGAGAGGGCGTCAACCACGACTGGACCACGGCGATCGCCAACCGCGTGAACGACCTGCGCAGCTCCGTGCGCATCGGCATCATGCAGCGCGGCCACGAGCGCGACTGGAGCGGGCACGTGCTCTCTCAGGGCGGCTGGGCGCATATCCCGATCCCGATGGAATTAGACCCGGATCAGGCGGAGGAGACATTCCTGGGGAGCAGAGACCCTCGAACCCAACCCGGCGAAGTGCTGCACCCGGAGCGCTTTACACCCGAGGTGCTCGAGACTGAGCGATCCAAGGGGAGCTACTACTACGCTGGGCAGTTTCAGCAGAGGCCCGCGCCGGCAGATGGCGGCATCTTCAAAATCTCGTGGTTCAGGCCGGTGGAGACTCTGCCAGATAAATTCGACGAGATCGTTATCAGCGTGGATTGCGCCTCGAAGAAGACAACGGACGGCTCAAACACGGCGATTGGCGCCATAGCGAGAAAAGGCGTATGGAGATACGTTCTCGAGGTGTTCGCAGGACACATCACGACGCAAGACACAGCAAGGCGGATCATCGCAATGAAAGGCCGCTGGGGTGCACGCAGAGTGCTGGTGGAAGCTAAGGCGGCAGGACCGTCGGTCGTAGAGGCGCTCAAGGATGGCGTTCCAGGTGTCAACGGCGGCAAGGGGATCCAGGGGGTCATGGAAGTGGACGTCCACGCGGGCGACAGTAAGGAGTCCCGTGCCATGGCGGTTCAGCACATCGTCGAAGCCGGAGATGTCATGTACGTCAAGGGAGCGCCTTGGGTTGATGCCTTCCTGGGCGAGATAGCCTCGTTCCCGGTTGGCGCAAAGGATGACCAGGTGGACATGTTCACACAGGCCCTGAATTACATGAGAGAGCCCGACTGGCGCGCCAGGTTCGCGGTCTAGCACTCCAAATCGGAGCATACGGGGGTACGTGCATTGCCCGCCTGGCACGTGCATCGTGAGGTGGTGAGCACGCCAAAGCAGGCTTCCAGCAGGGTGAAGGGCGGAAGATTCGCTCCTGGCGTGTCTGGCAATCCGGGGGGAAGGCGCAAGAAGGCGCCGCGCATTGACGGACTGACCAACGTCGCCACCGGGCTCGGCTTGTCGCGCGACAAGCGGATGCACGCCGACTGGAGCACGCTGGCGGTCTCGGATATCGAGGCGAGGGAGATGTGGCGGTCGGACGGAATCGCCGCGCGCATCATCGAGCTCCTGCCGCGGACGATGTTTCGCGAGGGCTACGAAGTCAAGCTGGAGGACAAAGAGCAGGCCGAGCAGCTCGTCATGCAGGCGGATGAGCTGGGCGCTAACGCCAAGTTCATCCGCGCCAAGGAGTACGAGCGCGCGTATGGGCTGAGCGCGATCATCCCGTTCATGAACGATGGCGCGTTCGATCTGGCGGAGCCGCTGCGCGAGGACCGGATTCTCAGCGTAGAGAAGCTGTCGCGCGTAATCGAGCCGCGTGAGCTACAGCCGTGGCGATACGACGATGACGGGGAGGTCGAGGTCTGGCTTTTCCAGCCGCTGGGTTGGCGGGGTGCTGGCAACCCGCAGATGCTGATCCATGCGTCGCGACTGATCGTTTTCCCCGGCATACGGGTGACGCATGAGCCACTGCCCGGCGTGCGCGAGGGCTGTGGCGACTCGGTGCTGACCCGCGTGCGCTCGCGACTTCGCGACCTCGTGCAGGGGTCCGCGTCGGCTGCGGCGCTACTGGGGCAGTCCGCGCAAGCGATCGTCAAGATGAAGGACCTAGCGCGCGCGATGGCCGAGGACGGGGACGGGCTCATCAAGGCGCGGCTCGAGCTCCTCGACTTCATGCGCTCGGTCCTCAAGATGATGCCAATCGACGCGGAGGATGACTTCCAGTGGCAGACCACGCCGATGACCGGGTTCGCTGAGACGATCGACCGTCTGATGCAGATGCTCTCGGCCGATACCGGTATCCCGGTGACCATCCTAATGGGGCGATCGCCGGCCGGCCTCAACGCAACCGGTGACGCCGATACCCGTAGCTTCTACGACCTCGCATCCGAGGAGCAGAGGTTCACCACGCCGCAGGTAGAGCGGCTGTTTCAGCTCCTGATGTTGGCGAAAGACGGACCCACTGGCGGCGCAGAGCCGGACCATTGGTCCATCGAGTGGCAGTCGCTCTGGCAGCCGGACGACAAGGAGATCGCCGAGGCACGTCGCGTTCAGGCCGAGACGGACAAGACGTATATCGAGATGCAGGTGCTGTCGCCGGAAGAAGTGGCCGCGTCGCGCTTCGGGGGAGATGTCTACTCGTTTGAGACGGTTGTTGACTTCGATGCCCGTGCACGGCAGGAGCCGGCGGCGGATCCGCCCGCGAAGACCGAGCAGCAGATCGAAGAGGAGCAAGCCGCAGCCGACGCGCAAGCTGCACAGCTTGCGGCGCTGAATGGTGGCGGTGAGGAGGAGGAGACAGAGGAGTTTGGTGGCGAGGAGGGGGAGACTGACGATCCTGGCAGCGAGGATGAGGAGCCAGTCGAGGAGTGACCCCGCTCGAAGACATCAGGCGGCGGATTTCTATCCTGTCAAACCCGAGCAAGGGTCCGCGACAGAACGGCGCACGCCGCATCTACACCAGCTTCACGCTGCCCGGTCTCGATGACATGGTGGCGAAGCGGGACACGATGGATCGGCTGCGCCGGTTTGGCGTGCCGGCGGACTTGAGCGGCAAGACGGCGATCGATGTCGGCTGCAACGTGGGAGCCGTGAGTTTCGAGCTAGCGCGCCGCGGGGCCGTGGTGGCAGGCGTCGAATATGACGCTGCTCGGGTTACCCTGTGCACCGACATCGCTCTCGAGATGCGATTGAACTCCTGCTTTGACCGGATGGACCTCAACGCGCAGTCACCGGGCGGGAAATGGGACATCGTCTGGTGCTCGGCGGTGGACCAGTACATTGACGATCGAGCCAAGTTCTACCGGACGTTGCGGTCGCTCTGCCGGGAAACGCTCTACCTCGAGAGCAACGATCGCAAGTCGCATCCAGCCGTTGAGCTGGTAGAGGCGGGGTTCGCCTCCGTTCGCCCGCTAGGGCTGAGCGACGGCAGCCGCCGGATGTTCGTAGCGGAGGTGTCGTGAGGGTCCGCTACGACAACGCGCGCGCTGCAGCGACGCTAGCGACGATCCGCATCCTGAGAAGCCTCGGGCGCCCGGTACGTCGCCGGCGCCGACTGCCGCGGCAGGTGCACCCGAGGCTCATCGAGGTCGAGTACGCACGGCATCTGCTAGCCATCGTGGCCGAGGTGCGCCAGGCGCTCGAGCCTCTGCTCCAGGAGTTGCCCAGGCTTATCGAGGGCGCCAGGGCGGCCCGTGGTGACGCGGGCCGGATGGATGACCGTGAGAGCCTGAGGGCACGTGGGCTCATCGAGCAGGCGCGTCTCAGGCTGGAAGAGGCGATTCGCCCGGCTGCGGTGGAATCTCTTGCAGCTGAGTTTGCCGATCGAACGCAGCGTCACCAGAGCCAGCAACTGGCTAAGCAG